TTGTCTCTGATATATTGTTTTTTAATAACAACATTTTTATGCTTTGCTTGTAACTCTTCAGTAATTTTATCAAGCACAGGTTCAAGCACATGCTTTACATGATTTCCACCATCATCTGTACAAATTGCATTTACAAAGCTAATTTGAACAGGTTCAGTATAAGGACATAATGCAAACCCAACTTCCCATCTATTTGTTGAATAAACAACTTTTTTAGCATTTCCAATGTATAGACTCATATAATCAGAAAAATCTTTTACAGGTATTTTTGTTTCATTAAGCATAACAGAAACTTCTTTTCCCGTAGCAGCAGAAAGATCATAAGCTCTTTTTTTGAGAAGTTTCCAAGTATCATTTGATGTAAAAGATGACATGTTAAAAGCAGCAAAATCAGGATAATAAGTAATTTTTGTGTAGTCAGAGTGTTTATTTTTTTTAATAATAGGTTCAGTTTTATTATTCATACCATTTGTAAATTCTTGATAATAATTTGTGTTATTAGATTGAACTTCAATAATAAACTTTGTACTAAAAATATTTGCAGCTTTTGCACCAATACCATTTTTACCACCCCATGTTTTCTTTTTTGAGTCATCATAATTACTACTAGTCATTAAATTGCCAAAAATCATTTCAGGAATATACAAATTTGTTTCTTTATTGATTTCTATGGGAATTCCTTTGCCGTTATTAAAAACAGATATAAAATCATCAGTCTGAACAATTTCAATTTTTGAAACCTTTGTTTCATTTGAAACCTTACAACGTTCAACATGATCAGCAGCATTAACTATTAATTCCAAAACACATTGTTCAAGTCCAGGATTTGTTTCAATGACTTCTTGAACTGCTTCATTATTATCATTAATAACCCATCTATTTTCTTTTGTACAAGATATACTTCCAATATACATATCTGGGCGATGTCTAACATGTTGGATGCCTGTTAAGCTTTTAAAATCATCAGCAGTTGTCATTTATAAAAATTCTAAATAAAATCTAAGATTAAAATTTTTTATCTTTAAATATGTAAAAGATGAAAAGTCAATTCAGATTTGCAGCAAGACAAGACTTAGAAGATGCATTAGATACTGGATATACAAACGCTGTCTATGCAGATGGAACACCATTCCCAGCATATAAACAATCAGCAGGACAACTCTTCACTGATTATACATCATCAGGACAGCGTCAAAGTAATATGGCAAGACAAGCAAATTTGCCGACAAATAATAATGCATTGAGAAATTTTCAGATTAAGAATGCAGTAGATAATCAAAATAAACAAAATATAGCTTGGGTATATCGTTCTCAAACATTAATGAGCAATGGAGACACAATTGCATGTGTAAACAATACAGATTGTTCATCATGGCCAGGAACGACATGCAATAATCAATATTCAAATTGGCAAGATTCTCATGGAAATCAGGGAAATTACTGTGCGTATACTAAATATCCAGAATTAGAAGGAGGAAAGTATAGAAGGACAAATATTAACTTTGGTGGAATTGGAAAAGCATGTACAACTAATAATGATTGTAATCAATCATTGGGATATAAATGTAATAATGAGACAAATGTATTTGGTACAAATGTTCAACAAACTGGATATTGTGCCCAAACATATAAATGTCCAGGTGGAGATGAGAAGTTCTTAGGATATCCATACAATTCAGCAATTCCAATAGCTCCAGATTTTTCACAAAATAATGATGGAAGAGGATATTCGAGTCAAGAAGAATGTTTAAGTAATATTACAGGAACCCAACATTGTGTTGAAAATAAAGGCAAGTGGTTTGCTGTATATCCAGGTTTATGTCCAGTAACTACAAATTATAGAAATAACCAAGGAAAGTTGAATAAGCCAAATATTGTTGAAACGAATAAAGGATTTGAAATTCCAGGCTATGCTTCAAATAAAAGAAGTTTTATGACAGCTACAGATGTTAAAAATGATCCATGGAATATAAATGACAATAATAATACAGGATTAAATGGACCTCTAGATTATGAATTAAGCATTAATCCTTTCTAAATTATTTTATTTTATATAAATAAATGTTAGGTTTAAATAGTTATATGGTTGGTTCTCTTGTCTTTCTTTTGTTCATAGTGGCATTGGCACTTGATATGTTTTCTAGAAACTTGTGTTCAGCAATTGACACTCCTTGTAACCAAGAAGATGTCAAGAAGATGCAAATGTCAAGCGCTGCTCTAATGTTAGTTGCTGCAGTCTTAGTCCTTGGATCATTTGTTATGATGATGATGTCTAAAAATTCTATGATGTCTCGAGGTTTTGGCCGAGGATTTGGAAGTGATTTGTTTGGATTTGAATTCGCTTAAAGGTCTTAAATAGAAAAGTTAAGAGTAATAAATGAAACTATTATTTTCATTTGATGTTGCTCCTATAAATATGTCTGTAAGTTTAATAGACATTGAAACTAAAAAAATAATACATTGGGAATTATTTTCAATCAAGGCAAGTACAATGGAATTGTCATGTATGAAATTAATTCAGAAATTAACTGAGCTTTATGAAAAATATAAAGATAACGAGCTTATAATTCTTCATGAAGATCAACCAAGATGTAACAAAAAAACAGTTCAGATTGCTGGACAAATTCAAATGTATTTTTGTTTAAAGAAACTTGAAAATAAAAATGTTAAAAAGATTGAAGGTATTCATCCAAGACATAAAATAACTTATTACGTAAAAATGCCAAATGATGAAGAATTACCAATTGAAAGACTTGCAAAAATGAAGAAGGGACATTATAAAAATAAACAAATATTAATTGAACATGCTAAAAGAATTTTGATTCACAACAACGAAACAACATGGGCTGATTTTTTTAAAAACTCAAAGAAAAAAGATGATTTAGCTGATTCATATGTACAAGGGCTATTTTACATTAAAACAAAAGTACGTCTATGATACAAAAAAAAAGAATTTCAATAATTAAATGTCATTTGATATTGGAAATACTGATGGAATTGCAATATTTACGTCAAACTCAAATGACGTATTTGGTAATTTTTCTATAGATCAAGGAAATACTGGAGAAATATTTGATCTAGGAAAAACTTCTGGAATGGATGATATAAAAATTGAACAAATGGAGAGAAATGTTTCACATAGTAGTAATAGTAGTGGTTCAACATTTGATGCAGATAAACGTAAAAAGCCAAATTTTGAAAACATTAAAAATACAAGGGATGAATTTGTTCCGAAAAATAAGAAGCCTGATTTTGGTTTTGTTCCAAAAGAAGATGTAAAACCACCATCACCACCACCATCACCACCACAAGAATTAAAGAAACCGGAATTTAAGCAACCGGAATTTAAGCAACCGGAATTTAAGCAACCGGAATTTAAGAAACCGGAATTTAACAGACCTCCAGAGATTCGAAAACCAAGAGATAAGATTGATTCATTTAAATTTGACGAAGCTGATATTAAAAAACCAGAATTTAAAAAATATGATTCATTTTCTCAAAGTAGTGTAAGTAGTGTTAAATCAGATCCAAAAGGTACTTTTAAATTTGATGATTTACTTAATGTTAAAAAACCCAAATCTGTTGATGGTGACTCTGTTTTAAGTGGAGAAAGTAGATCAACAATTCGACCTCCTTCAAGAGCACCAAGAGAGTTTCCAAGAGATACATCAAGAGATGCACCAAGAGATGCACCAAGAGAATTTCAAAGAGAACCAATGAGAGAGCCATCCAGTAGTGGATATATTAATGAAGAAGATGAAAAGATTGATCTGTTATTGAAATTAAAATCTTTAGAATCAAGACAAGGAATTACATTATCAAAAGTATTAGGACCAAAATCATCGATTGAAGATATAAGAATAGAATATAAAAATCAGATGAATAATATTCAAATGGAATCAAGTATCAAAATTATGCGACATGGGTTAATGTTTTTTACATATGGAATTGAACAAATGAATGAAAAATGGGGAGCAGGAATTGCAAATTTAAATGGATGGTCAGATAATATATCAGGATCAATTAATGAGTATGACAATATATTTGAGAGACTTTATTATAAATATAGCAATAATATGGGTCAAATGGATCCATTAGTTGAACTAATATTTAGTCTTGCTGCAAGTGCATTTTTCTATCATGCATCAGCATCATTTGCAAAAACAACGGCACCTGCATTTAAAAATATGATGAAGGACAATCCAAATATGCTTAATCAATTTATGAATTCAATAAAGACATCAGTTGAACCAAAAAAACAAGTACCAATGCCTTCAAATTCTCAAGGAGCAGATGATGGAGTAAATTTGTCTGAGTTGTTTCAAAGAATGGGGGCAACAGAGAATGGATTTGGTAATTTTATGAATCATCCACAATCTACAAGAGAATTTACAGAAAAACAACAAAAGGAGACAATTAGTAATATGTATCGAAAAATGATAGATGCAGACAATATTTCAGTAAATAGTAATTCATCAGAAAAGTCAATTGGACATGGAAAAGATAAGGCTACAATTATGTCAGTTGAAGACAAAAAGGGTCAAAAATCAAACGTGATTCGACTATAATTTATTTTAAACTATATAAATAAATGCCAGTTGCCTATTGTACATTAGAAACTGCATATGGAACTGATTTTGGTTCTAAAAATCAATCAAATCAATTTCTAATGAAAAGACCACAGATTGATAATACAAAAGAAGTTCCAAAACAAGAAGTTAAAGAAGTTAAAGAAGTTACAAGTTCTAAAGATTTTACATGTGAACATTGTAATTCTTGTGTTCAGAAAAATAATCAACTTCAACAAAGAGTTGTTGATCAAATTATTAGTCCAAGACCTCAATGGTATCCTCAACCAGAAGGATATGTACATTTTGATCCATTTAATAGATATTGGACAAATTCATATAATCCAAGTTCTCGAGAAGATTTTGGTAATACTAATAGTGATAAATTCTTTAATATTGTTATCATACTACTCATTCTTGTATTTCTTGTACAACTTGTTGATGTGATTTTTAACGACTAGTTAATGTGATTTTTAACGACTAGTTTGTGTGATTTTTTAAAAAAAATTGCTTAAAAAATTTTCAGAAATATCATAAAAAACAATGGGAGGATTTTATATTACAGGACCTACTAAAACTATTAAATACAAACATATGACAAATATTAGTTGTAAATGTCCAGGTACATTTATTGATGCTACACAAGAACAAGAAGATAAATTTGTTGGAAAAACTTCTATGACTCTTGAAGAATTTCATTCTATTTTTGACAACAAATATATTAAAAGTCATATTCATGTGCATAATCCAAAAGCAAAAGATCCAAATGTGTTATGTTAACAATTAGTTGATAACATTTTAATTTTTGATCTCAACAATTTCTTGATTTATATAACTTATGTTTTCTGTACTTATTAATATCGAAGAGCTCATTTTACGGTAATCTTCTATATCCATAAAACCACCAAAACACTTCAATATATATTTTGAAGGAGCTATATATAATTCACTTGTTTCGCCTGTTAATTGTTCACGTAATTGATAAACTAAACAAAGGCTTTTATATTCATTTAAAGAATATGCAGCAACACACGACCAACCACAAAAAACACCATTAACTTTATATTTGTCTATTAATTTGTTATAACTTATTGGACAAGGTAAAGGATATGAATCAAATTGATTACAACACCACCAACATAATATATCAGTTTTGGCAGGAAATTCAGTAGATACATCATTTATGAATTTTGAAAGAATTCTTTGAACAACAGGTTTTTCTGTTTTCTTTTGTTTTATTTGAGAATTTTCAAGTTCTGGTTCATATACTTCGTTGTCTTCCTTTTCTTGAGTTATAAATTTAGCAGTTTTTTCGGAATCTTTAATTCCAAATATATTATCATAGTAATGTCTCAATTCTTCAGCAGTCATAGCAGTACTTTTTTCAATAGTAATATTGAACTTACCAAATGGATGAAGTGATTTTTCTGAAAATTCTACATTTTTTGATTCTTCAATAGGTTTTTGTTCAATTATGGGAAGATTTAATTTGTCAATTGAATCAATCTCACATGTTTTTTTTCGAGTCCGTCTTTTCATTGTATTCTAAATAAAAAATAAATAATCTTGGATTTTTATAAAATTAATCATAAACATGTGTAATTTAATAATGTGTTGTCGTAGAAAAAAATTTAATTCTTTAATTCACAATGATGATAAAATTGATATCATAAGTGTATCAGATTCATCTATTGATAAAGAGAATTTATTAAATTATTTACATAACAATATTCTTAAAGAAAATGTGCAGTTTAATAGAGTATTATTGTCGAGTCCCATTTATATTAAATTTACATTTAGAAATGAAACATATTCAATGTGTCTAAAGAATCTAAAATCAACACATTATGAACATTCAGAAATTATTGAAAGACCTTTTATTTTATGTGCCACAATAGATAATTTAAGTAAAACATGTGTAACTGATGAAATTAGAGAATTTCAAGGCCATTATCTAAATTTCTGGGAACATATACCTGATGTTATTACAGATTTAGGCACAATATTTAAAGATTTCAAAGGAAACTATATGAATGTTTTTAATTTAAATAATGAAATCATATGTTACTCTTTATAAACAAAATTACTCAAATTTTGTGCAATTGTTGAACATGACATTTTTTTAGATTGTTTATTAATACTTACATAATACAATAATATTACATAAGCATCTGCTAAATCATGTCTTCTTTCATTAAATATAAAATGTTTTTGATCAGCTAATTTATCATGTGCCATTTCTACAGTTTGAATTTTTCTTTGTTCATATATATTTGAAAGTCCAAAATATTTTATAACAGAACATGGACTAATTAATGTTGTTTTTGATCGATATTTATGCATTATTAATTGTTCAACAACAACAAGACCAGATATTGGTTGTCTTTCTATTAAAATCAAATCTACACTTTCAAATTCTTTTTGATATTTAAAGCATAAATGATCAATATAATCACACATAACTTTATCGTGATAAAATTTACAATGAATGTTATCGCATTCGATGTTTAATTCCGTAATATCAATAAGTTCACAAAAAATAATTTCAAAATCAGAATTATCTGTTTTCCAACTGTCGTCTAATTTAGCAATAATAATAGCTAAATGAATAATTCCTACATCTATTGACATTATAAGCATGAGTATATAAAAAAAAAATATTTTAGAATTCTAGTTTAAATTATTTAAACTAATAAAATGGATGTTTTAATTAGTCAACTAAGTAGTATGAGTATTGATAATACTCCTGTTATATCAAAACTCATAGAAATGTACCCTGAATATTGTTCTGTTAGAGAATTATTTTATGCATTTGAAGATCTAGAAATTGATCCAGATGATCATGAAACTTTACATCAAAAAGATACTCTTTATTTAACAATGACTAGTCTATGTGATTTATTAGCTCGACTCATAGCTCATCTTTTGCGTTATGAAAAAAATTTCCCATATGATGAAAAAGTGCCAGGAATTGAGAATGAAGATTATCTATTTGATCTTGCTGATGAATATTATCACAAAAGATATAGACATAAAATTCAAAAAATCAAAAGAAGTGTGATACGACAGATGGTAAATGAATCAGATGTTGATAGTGTACTTACGAGAAGAATGAGAAATTTAAATGTTGATAATTATTAAATGTTAAATATTGATAAAGTATTTTGTATAAATATAAAAACATCAATTGAACGTAAAAAACAATTTGAAGAAAATTTTCCTGAACTTATAAATTCACCTATTTTTGAATGGTATCATCCCGAAAGAGATAATGAAAATCCAAAAAGAGGTTGTTATAATAGTCATCGAAATATTTGGCTACTTGCAAAAGAAAGAAATTATTCGAATATTATAATATTTGAAGACGATTCAAAATTACTTGTAACTTGGCAAAAATTTGTTGATACAATAAATAATATAGAATATCCAGATAATTGGAAACTTATTCAACTAGGCTATTTACCTTTTCGAACAAATGTATATAATAAAACACTTGTAAGTATATCTTCATCTATTTGTGCACATAGTTATATTGAAAATGTAAATAATGTATTTATTCCTGAATTTAATGGACTTGAAATAGATAGATATTTTTTAATTCCAGACATAAGTTATTTCTTTTTAAATAAAAATTTAGATGGAATGTATGGTATTTATCCAACAATGCTTGTTAAACAAAATTCTGATAAAAGTACAATAAGTCCATATAGAAATAATTTAGGAACTTTAGAATATGATAGAGATACACTTCTTAAAATATCAACAAATATAAATTTATATCTTTTTGTTGGAATTATATTTATTATGTTTGTGATTATTTTAATCATTTTTATTGCTTATAAATTTTCTTGAGCGTTATAAATGTCAAACAAAACTGCTCGAGTATTAAATTTAATAATTATATTTATAGCAATTATTGTTCTATTTTTAGCAAGACAAAATTCTGATCTATTTGTAGGGCAAGTTCCATCTGTACCGATAGGAAATGGAATGCCTCCATATGGTGTTTATCCAACTGGTCAACCTATGTATTATACAAAACAATTATATCCTGCAAAGATGCCTTACTATGAAGATACACTTCAACAAGAAGGAAATCCATGTACAAGTATGAATGGTTGTGGAGTATATGGTGCATGTGTAAATGGAAAGTGTACAATTAAGGACATCGATAATAAAGTTTATCAAAAAACAATTTAAAAATTCTCAAAAGATTTTTTTTACTTTAATAAAATGGAGAATTTGAAAAAAGTATGTAAGAATCTTGGAATTAAAAATTATTCAAAATTACGTAAAAATGATTTAGAAGATCTAATCATTAAACACTGTGCTGCCATTAAAATTCAACGAAATTTTAGAAATAAATTAATTGATAACAATAATTGTCCAATATCTCTCGAAAAAATACGTTATCCTTGTTTTCCTATATCAAGTAATAAAAAATTCATTTATTATAATTTAAAAGAATTATGTGATTATTTAATATGTTCTGGAAATTTTAAAGATCCAATATTTCAAACTGAATTGACATTGTCACAAATTGAAAATATTCAAAGTTTGTCTAAAAATAAAAAGATTATGGATGCTTTTCTCAATAAACAACAATATGAAAAACAAAAGAAAAAAGAATCTGATATATTAAATTATGAAAGAATAATTGATTCTCTTTATATTGAAATAATCAACATTATTGATTCAAATAATATTGATTCTTATTTTCTTCTCAATTCTTGTATCAAAAACTTGTTATCTTATTTAAATATGTTAAATCAAAAAAGTAATGAATCTTATTCATATACAATCAATAAAATACTTGAAAATATACTTATCAAAACTTCAAAAGAAAATTATAATTATATTCAACTTGATCAAATTCTTGGCTTACTTCAAATTCTATTTGAAAAGAATAATAAAGAATCAAATTTACAAATTTTTAATAACATCGAAAACACTTTATTCAAAACTTCAAAAGATAATTATACCAACGAACAATTAATACTTCTTAATAATTTTGTTTATTTATTAATTCAAATGAGAGAAAAATACTCATAGATAATTAGATATATCTTCGGGCATTTCTTCTATTGTTGTACAATAGAAATTTTCTAATTCTCGAATTATAGATATGTCTGAAGACAAAACAAAATTAATAGCTACACCCTTTCTTCCAAATCTTCCAGATCTTCCAATTCGATGAATATAATTTTCTCTATTTTTTGGTAAATCATAGTTAATAATCAAACTAACTTGTTGAACATCAATTCCACGTGCTAACAAATCAGTTGTTATTAATATTCGGTGTGTTCCTGTTCTAAAATTTTGCATAATATTTGATCTTGTATTTTGATCCATTTCTCCATGAAGAGCAACTGTAGTAAAATTATTATTTTTAAGTTTTTCAGAAAGCCAATCAACTTTTCTACATGTGTTACAAAATATAATTGTTTGATTAATTGAAAAATTTTCATAAAGATCACATAATGTTCTAAATTTCCATTCTTCTTTTTCTATGTAGATATAGAATTGTTTAATTCCTTCTAAAGTTAATTCATTCTTTTTAACATAAATACATTTCGGATCTCTCATAAACTTTTTCGTTAATTCTAATACCTCCCTCGGCATTGTAGCACTAAATAATGCAACTTGAATATTTTCCGGTAATTCTTTAAATATTAAATATATTTGATCTTTAAATCCAATAGATAACATCTCATCTGCTTCATCAATTACTAATAATGACACATTTAAATTTATTTCATTTCTTTTCATTAAATCATATATTCTTCCAGGAGTTCCAATAATAATATCAACTCCCTTTTTGAGAATATTGATGTCTTCTTTTACAGAAGTTCCTCCTACGCATGTATGTATTTTTGTGTCTAAATGAGAACTTATATCTTTTATAACTTTAGTTGTTTGATGGGCAAGTTCACGTGTTGGACATAATACAATTACTTGACATTGTGTGTTGATTATTTTTTGAAGTAATGCAATTGTAAATGTTGCTGTTTTTCCTGTTCCAGATTGTGCTTGAGCAATAATATCATGACCTTCAATCATTGGTGGTATAGCTTGTTGTTGAATTGTTGATGGATTTTCGAAACCAACAGAATATATTCCTCTTAATAAATTATCGTGTAAATTTAATTCATCGAAACTTGTCATTTATGATATAATTATTTTTTTTAAATAAAAATCAACCACTAATAATCATACATTACATAATCATTGTCTAAATCTTTTTGACTTACAAATCTTTTATATATACTTGAACCAAAATCAAGTATATAGATTTTATCATCTTTAATCATTATATTTCCTTCATTTAAATCTCCATGAATAATTCCATAAAAATGCATTCTATCAACTACTTTGTCAACAGATTCAATTAATTCAGGTGTTTTTGGTAAATCTTCAAGGAGTGTACCATTTATAAATTCCGTAATTAAAAAGTCTTCTCCATGGGCAATAAGTTTTGGGGATATTCCAATACTACTCGCATATTTTTGTATTTTTATTTCATTTTTGGCGATATATTTATTTTGAAAGACTTTTAAAATTTTATCATTGAATAAATAAACACTTTCATTTGGACCGGTTCTTATTAAATTCATCTTTAAAAATAATAAACTATTTTTCTTGAAATATTTTTTTTTTAAAAATAATAAACTAATTTAATCATTAAATCTTTTGGTAATTTACTTTTATTAAGATATTTATAAACTATATAATCAGTCTTATTAACAAGACCACCAGAATATTCGTTAAATATTCTTAAATGTTCAATACTATCTATTGATTTAAATCCAAAATTTAAATATATATAGTTGATTATTTTTAATTGATTTCCCTTAATAGCAAATTTTAACGCATTTTCAAAATCATTTTTTTCAAAATATTTCACTATATTTTTAAATTTTTCTATAATTTCTATATTTCCGATATAACATGCTGAATTAAATACATTTTTTAATGATTTCAATTTACACTTTTTTGAAAAAAATATTGATATTTTATATTTCATTTATGAATAATTACTTACAATAGCTAAGTTTATTTTTTTATGTAAATCTTCAACACTTCCATCATTAATAATTATTACATCAATATATTTCTCCATTATACCATTTTCCGATTCATGATTATCAAAATCAGACAAATAATTTGGTCTTACAATTTTTATAATCATTCCTCCTAATTCTTTAATCATTTGTGCTTCATTATCATATCTAACATCCGTAATTATTCTATTTCCATCACAAGCTAATAATTGAGACTTCAAATAATTTACAAAATAATTATTATCAATACTTCGAATAAATTTTCCAACTTTTTGAAATATCTCTCTTGGTGTAATTCCCCATCTTGGATCTTTGATTTCTTTTAAAGTTTCTGTTTGTTCTTTTGATAATCCAAATATAAAACAACAAATTTCTTTAAGTCTTGTTGCAAAAGCAAAATTTTTGGAATTTTTAAAATAAGATGCTGATGTATCTTTTCCAGATCCAGCTTTTCCAGTAAATCCAATAATCATAATTAGATTTATTAAATAAATAATTCTAAAATTATTTATAAAAATAACTGTTTATGAAAATAATTGAATTTAATAATACAATATTTTATATTGGTCAAAATACTTCAGAAAATGATCATCTATTTAAAACCATGCCAAATAATGCTATTTGGTTTCATTTAGATTCACAATCTTCAAGTCATGTATATTGTGTATCAAATACAAAACTTACTAAAATCGAAATTAAAAAAGGTGCTGAACTTGTTAAAATTTGGTCCAAGAAAACTGATAAAGTAATTTATATAAAAAAATGTAAATTAAAAAGAATAGGTCCTGGATTATTAGAATTATTAGAATGTCCAAAATATGTTTAAGGATTCAAAAACCACTTTGGAACATCACGTTTAGTCCACACACAAAAATCTCTTTTTGCACCATTATAATATGCTCTATAACTTTTAATCGCATCATATGTACCATCTTCGTTTTTAATTTTATATTGATCAGGCATAGCAACAGCAAAAGGTGTTAATTCACCAGTTGGTATATTAACTGGTAAATATTCGAGAGCATTGCGAAATTTAGTATCACAAATATGTGTTTTGCCATAACGATATGTATATTCGTTACATAATTCGATAAATAAGTTATATAGCCAACTATAATTTTCTGAACTTGCTTGCGTCCATAAATTACAGGGATGTTTTTTACCAAAAATTTTATATATACGAACACCATCAACTGTATTAACTTGGTCTAAAACACGATGAGCTGTACATAACATCTGAGCAGATTCGAGTATCATTTTGACAACATGTTTATCACAATGATATTGAGCACATAATTTAATAATTTTACTGAGAACAAATATGTTCATTTTATATATTTTTAATTTTTTACTAAATATTTTTTTTTATGGAAAAGAATTGTTAAAAGCGTAAAAAAGGAGGAAGAGGAGGAAAACCTGGTCAGTGGTCAGCACGAAAAGCACAACTAGCTGTTGCTTTATATAAAAAGAAAGGAGGAAAATATAAATCTAAAAAATCTAAAAATAATTCTCTATCACGATGGTCAAAACAAAAATGGAGAACTCGTTCAGGAAAACCTTCTGTTGTTGGACGTAATGCAACAGGAGAACGTTATTTACCAGAAAAGGTTATTAAAAGAACAAGTAAGAAATTATATAACTATTCTTCAAGATTAAAACGAAATTCTTTAAGAAAAGGAAAACAATATAGTCGTCAACCATCAAAACTTAAAAAGAAATTAAGTAAATATTTAAAAAGACATTGATATTTTATGAATAATGTGTTGACATTGAATGACTAATACCAAGATTTCTCATCTTATTTTTTATAATTTCCATTGCTTTTTGTTTATTATGCATTGGTCCTTCAAATTGGGATTCTTGATGATATACAGTATCACCTTTTTTATGATTAGCTCCTCCTGTACCTATCCATTTCCAACCACTTGGCAATCTAGGCCATGTCCAATAAACGCCACCACTATTGTAATATACAAATAATGATGTAGTTGGACTTGATTTACTTGATTTACGAGTTTTACGTCTGCTTGATTTACGAGATTTACGTCTGCTTGATTTACGAGATTTACGTCTGCTAGTCTTACGTCTACTTGATTTACGAGTTTTACGTCTGCTTGAATTACGAGTTTTACGTCTGCTTGATTTACGAGTTTTACGTCTGCTTGATTTACGTCTGCTTGATTTACGTCTTCTGTATTTCATTTTTAAATATAAATATTTTTTTATTATAAATGTTGATTCTAATTATTGTGATTATTTTAATTATTGTGATTATTGTATGTGTTGTAAAATATAAAGAATCATTTACGAATGTCCCAGTAATATTACATATAAGCTGTTATGGCTACGGAAATATGGGGGATAATATGTATAAAGAAGTATTTAATAGATTTATACCAGAATATAAGATAATATCAATATCAGATCACAGTTTATTTGTTGACCGCAAACATCAAATTATTCGAAATATTCCAAAGGATGATTTGAAGTTTGACTATTTACTCTTTGGTGGAGGAGGATTATTGTTAGCCGACAAATTACAAAAATCAAAGAATATTCTTCATTATTTCAATTTAGCAAAAAAATATAATGCTCCACTATTGATAGTATCATGTGGAATTCAAGGCAATATAACAAACTTTAATAACACATTCAAAGATTGGAAAGATTTCATTGATTATGCATCATTAATAACAGTAAGAAGTCCAACAGATAAACAATTACTATATGATTACATGATTCATCATAATATTGGCAATGTTGAAAAATTACATTATTTTAGAGATCTAGGCTACATATATCCAAGAATAGTATCAAAAGTTAGAACAAATGATAAATACATAACCCTGATTATTGCCGGACCAATTCATGATAAAAATGAAGAACTACTCAGACAAATACAAAATAAACCAAACAAAATCATAATCATGAATATGGGTTCTATATATGATGATGATAATAATAATAGAATAATGCAAATGAATATTCCCAATACCATACGAAAATATTATGGATCAGGAAAAGCAAAAGAATTAACAACAAAAAATACTGTAATATTAAATCAAAAGAAAATGGAAGAATATTTACATCATAATAGAAATGATTTAAATCCAAGTGATTTAGATCTTCAAACAGTAATTCATATAATATATAATTCAGAAAAAGTATATACAGGAAGATATCATGGTATGATTTTTTCCAGAAGTTTAGGAATTCCATATAGTACAATGGGAATGGGTACAAATAAAGTATTATGGGAAGAACCAGATAGTTCAGACACATATGAAAATAGTTTGAAAAATATAGAATATTTACGAAAATATCTTAATTTAAAAAATGTTGACTTAAGAATTTAAATTATAATAATATAAAAGAAATTATATAATGTATGGGATGCGTCACGACAAGTATTGAGTATATATAATGAAGAACCATTACATATAAATATTGAATATTCTGATAAAATGTCAAGAACATCACAATCACTTGTAGATGTAAATATATATAAATCGTTATTAAATTTAAAAACAAAATATACTAATTGGGAAGAACAATTGGAGAGAGTGAATCCTTATAAACATGTATGTGATTATACATTCAAAGAAATATTAGAATTTTCAGAAATTAAATTTAATAGTTTATTACATATAGGTTCAAAAGATAATGAAATTGAAAACATAATTAAAAATAAAGATTTTTATTCAACAAGTTCATTATTCAAAGAATATTATGATCAATATGGTTATTCTAGAACAATAGTATTAGATGATCATACAACAGAGTCTGATCTAATAATATGTTGTAAAGAT